CATGACAAGGAAATCTTCATGATCCATGTGTGTACAATGCCGTTTGTGGAAACGAATTATACCATCAAAGATACACATGATGACCATGGCCATCATACTCTTGTCATAATTTTTGTAATCACCATCAAAGATGAATTCAGAGAAATCAATGAGGTGATGCGCAATGTCATCCCAATCCTGACTATGCGCATTAGTGCCAATGGCACATTCAAAATGCAGACGGTTGCGCTGCATCAAGCGCACAAAGGAGAGGTAGTATTGACGACCAATGATCCCAAGAGCAAAGGGTTGACCTGTGAAAACACGGATTTTACCCATTGCAATTTTCTCGAACTCCCGAGCTTCATCTTTCAAGGATCCCATGAACACAAAATTGTTCCTCCGCCCTGCCTTGTAATTGGCAAGACAAGTATCAATCTCACGCTGTAAATCCTGAGTTGGTCTATAACGCCGCACCTCAAAATTTGGATCTTCTTCTAAGAAAAATTTCTTTCCCTTGCATCTCGGCATACCTGCTGAGGTAGAGAAATCCATTTTGTCCATGCCATAAACAGCATTAATACCATTAATGGCATCGTCTTGAGTGATAACCTGCAAAAGACCTAATTCACCTCTTGGTAGGCTCTGTGAGGCATCATTAAAGAAACCATCAACGGCACGTTCAACCTTGTCATAAGGCAAAGGAAAATTTGATTCGATCATAGGCAACATTGCAATACGCCATGGTTTATAACCAGACATAATAGGTGCTCCATGTGTTCGAACGAAACCTTCATTGTCAATAAGGTCCTTAGAGACACAAGTGTCACCAACACGAGATTTCCCACTACTGCGGTGTCCTTTCAAAGAACCAAAGACAGTAGCCGTACCATCTTCTGCATACATAAATGTACTCTTTGGGTGAAGGCCTTGCAATTCAAATTCTCGTTCTTTACAACTCAAAATTGTCTCCCCATCATCTATGGGCATCTTGTCCTTCAAGAAAGAACGCAAATCCTCAACCAAAAC